TTGTCGTTGGCAATAACTATGGTTTCTTCAAACGGCCATTGTTCGTAAATCTCTTTTGGGCTTAACCAACCGCCGGCATCAAAACTCATGTACTCTTTGTACTCACAATCGTTATCCCATCCCACTGGCATACCATTGTAACCAATACCAATGATTGTGTTATCTTTTACAACAACACAACCAACTTGAAGGCGTTTAGCTGAGGACAACTGAGCATAAACCTCAGCTGCCTTCATGTGTGCATCAATAAATTTCTGCTTCATACTTCAATTGTTTTCAATTTAAATTCATCGGCACGACTTTCATAACCAATATAACCACGTGGGTTACAAACAATTCGTGTTTCACCAATCACATAATCAAATGTTTCATGTGTATGACCATGAGTCCACAATTTGATTTGTGGATTATCCAAAATGAATTGTGATAAATCAGAACTATATCCACCATTCATCAATGTTTCATTTTGGTATCTTGGGTGTGTAGAAAGTTTTGATGGTGCATGGTGACCAACAACAACAAACTTTTGATTGTCTTTACCTCTAACGACATGATAGATGTAGTCAACCATTTTGTTATGGTCTTCCACAGCATCTTGAGGTGAAAACTTAGCCACACGCTCATGGAAATTACCATCAGCATCACGAAATGAAACTTTCTTATTGCTATTTTTTACGCAACGAAAATCATTCATCATGCTACCAATAGCATTGAGTGTCATTGGATCACTTTCATTCATATCAGTCCATAAAGTTCCACCAATAAAGGTAACACCGTCAAGTGTGACGGTCTCTTTATCTAAAATGTGTAGATTTTGAAAGTATTGGAGATTGTATTTCAAATCTCTTAAAGTGGTGGCAAAGTCACCGTGATAGTGTTCATGGTTGCCGGTAATATAGATAACGTGCTTAAATTCACCAGAGCAATTCTTAAAGAATTCATGGATTGCCTCTGACTTGTCTCTCTGTGAACCTAGTTCTAGCAAGTCTTTAGCCACACAGATATCACCTGATAAAATCAGGACATCAGCATTATCTTTATTCTCTAAGGTTAATGATCCAAACTCAAGGTGCAAATCAGAACAAACTGCAATTTTCATAATATATCCTCACAATACTACCATTATATCACAGTAGTATAACAAATGCGGCAATCATACGATGACGTTGAAGGCTGCCTTATTAACTAAAAATGTCCTTTGGGGATTTTCTTCTGAGTATACCTTGATAAACACCTTCTCATCAACTAATGAAGTTTCGTTAATATTATGGCAATAAACGATATCGCCTGTGTAGATGTTTTTTAGTTTCGTAGGTTTCATAATAAAAATCCATATTAATACATTTGTTCTGGTTTCTTACCAATGTTGTATTTGGTAACCAATTCCCATTCATTCTTTTCTTTGAACGATATAATCTTGATTTGATGTATCGGTGCAATGTTATCAATCATAATTTGTGGGTTTATAATAGTTACCAAACCCCATTCTTCTAATAACTTTGCGATAGCGTTACGTCTTTGTATGTCATTCTCAGATATATTTGAAGGTTTACCATCTAATAAAAATAATTCTTTAAAGTGGGTGATGTAATATTGTCCTTGTTTATGGAGAATATGACATGATTGGTACAACACCTTTTCTTTCCGTGAAGATACACCGATTCTGGTCAATGTTTCACGAACCTTCAAAAAATCATCCTGCTCATTGAGTGTTACCTCAACAAACTGTTTTAAATCTACCATGATGCTTATCCACCTGTATCGGTTTTCTTTTTTAATAGTTGGATTTGTTCATCACTTAGTAGGCGTAAAGCTTCAATAGCTTTTGAATCTGACAGGCCATAGGCCAACTTGACACATTCTATATCTTCACTTTTTTCAGACTTAACCCACTTTGCGAAAGGTCTTTTCTTGGACCTAATGGTATATATGAGAAAATCATTTTGAAGCTTTTTATCTAGAAAGTGTCTCCGGTTCATTTCATTGGCATACATTATACAGTCGGAATGATAAGATAACGACCGATTAACGATAAAAGGTAGATACTCTTTTTCTGTTAATTCATCAACGATAATTTCTTTCTTATTCTGGAGAATGGCATTTACATAATCAAATGGATTACTCATAACATTCTCACTAGACCAATTGTATCAATCGTTGTTAACAAGATGTAGTTAGCCAACATCCCAAATGATTTCCGAGTATAACTAGCCCAAGCATACATGGCACAACCAGCGATCCAAATAGGATACAGAGCCAGAAGAGGAGGATTTGGGACGGTAAGTGCCATGGTAATTGAGCAACCAATAGAAATAGCCCAAGCCAACAACTCAACAATAAAACGAAACCGATGAGAAGTAAAGTCATCTTTGATCCATGAAAAGGTATTTAGAATTATGGTGTTCATTTAAACTCACACCCAACCATCAACTCAGTCAAACAGGCAACTGTATTGATCTCTTGGTCAGCAACGAATGCTTGCTTGTATTGATAGTCAGCAAGAATAATGACTGCTTGTGGAATACTTTGTGGCTTTAAAACATCATATAGGTTATCGTAGATTTTACGGAAGAATGTTGTTGCATCAATATCATTGCTAGCAACCCACTTACGAATAGCACCAAAGTCTTTCTCTTTAATGTATTTGATAATATCACCTATTGATACTTCCACTATATGTGCAAGGATGCCACTATCAATCTTACCAAACTGTGAGTACCGTTGCAACTCATTGATTACACGGCGAAAGTCTGGAAAGTGTTTCTTGACCAACTCGACAACAACCTTGTCCTCATAGTCAACTTTTTCACTTCGCAAAACTGATTGGATTCTCTTAAAGAACTGAGTGGCCATCTGTGCCTTCTCATTGTTCTTTAGTGCAAAGTCAATAACTGCACACCGACTGTGCAATGGGTCAATGATACGATTCTTAAAGTTACAAGTAAAAATGAACGAGCAGTTACCAGCAAACTCTTCAATCGCATTACGCAAAGCAGGTTGAGTTGAATTTGGATTCAGGTAGTCAGCCTCATCAATGATAATGACTTTACGACCACCTGCAAGAGACATAGACGATGCAAAGTTTTTAATCTTCACACGAAATGTATCAATACCAGATTCATCTGAACCGTTAATGACTAGATAATCACAACCAATCTCTTCACACATGGCTTTAGCAACTGTAGTTTTACCTACACCTGCACCACCAGCTAGAAGAAGGTTGGGAATATTATTTTGCGTGACGTACTCCTGAAACGGTGTTTTCAACCGTTCAGGAAGAATACAATCAGCAATCTTTTTAGGACGATACTTCTCTGTCCATAACAAATGTTCCATCATTCACAAACCCCATAATATAAAATAAAAACTTAGACAGATTGATTCATGCGAGCAACGACTTCAAGATACTTTTCTTCAACAGTCCATGTATTGTTACCAATGCCATAGATTGCAGTTACTTTCTCTTCTTCTTCATTTAGAATTTCAAAAACACTAATCACATGGTCAGGGTTAATGGCGATGGAATCTGTAGCATTACCCTTGAATCTATTTGTAAAGTAGACTAGCATATTAAGCCTTTGTAAAAGTAGAACCAGTCTCAGTAGAGACCCAGTACTGAAGGTTTACAGTCTTGTGTTTGAAATTTGAAATGCCTTTTGATGAGATTTGAACATCGTATCCACCGAAAAGCAACTTTGCAATGTGCTCTGTCTTAAAGATGAAACGGAACTTATCACCATTACCAGCAGAAACTTCAAGTGCATCGGTATGTGCGGAACTATCTGCACTATCAAATGTCAACAGAGTAACTTTTTCGCCGTCAGATTCAACAGCAATCTGTGGTGAACCAAGAGCACCGGCTGCATCCATAACCCATTTGAAATCTTCATCAGACAATGTGAATGAGACTTCTGGATCAGGCATAGTCAATTCTTTCTCAGGTGGTGAATTGATGGAACTTGGCTCACAGAAACGATAACGAATCTTACTGCGACCTTTGTTGCCAACAATCTTAACTTCTTTCTCTGA